TTCAGCAGAAGGTGCTGTTCTGGATGCTCTGCGCCTGGGAGGAGAATTTTACCGGCTACGTTGTCGACTATGGCACATGGCCCGAGCAGAAACGAGCGTACTTCACACTGCGTGACATTCGCTCCACCATCAGTCGCGCTGCGCCAGGCGCCGGCTTAGAGGGACAGATCTACGCTGGATTGGACATACTCACATCTGAAAAACTCCCCTTCCCCTACCGCCGTGACGATGGTGCTGAGATACGAATCGACCGCTGCCTGATCGATGCCAACTGGGGACAGTCCACCGATGTGGTGTACCAGTTCTGCCGGCAGAGCCAGTACGCAGGCTTGCTGCTACCCAGCCATGGCCGCTATGTCGGCGCATCGAGTATTCCCTTCAGCGAATACAAACGCAAGCGTGGTGATCGCGTGGGCCTGCACTGGCGTATTCCCAACACGGTGGGCAAACGTCAGGTACGCCACGCTCTGATCGACACCAATTACTGGAAAACATTCATCCATGCGCGGTTGTCTGTATCGATGGGTGATCCGAGTTGTCTGTCACTCTATGGCCATGATGACAAAGCCCATCGCATGCTTGCTGATCACCTGACCGCCGAATACCGCGTCAAGTCCATGGCGCAGGGCCGCACCGTCGATGAGTGGAAACTCCGTGCCACGCGCCCCGACAACCACTGGCTGGATTGCCTGGTGGGTTGCGCGGTGGGAGCGTCTATGCAAGGCGCTGTGTTGCTGGGTACGGATATGAAAGTCAGTATGAATCGCAAGCCGATGCGTCTATCCGATCTGCAACATAGTAAGTGGTGATACTTGAATCTATCTATGTTTGTCAGGTTTTTTAAGTATTTTCATACTTTCCTTCAAATTTGTGGACAGTTTTGCTCTGCGCCGTGTATGTAATAAATAGGCGGATTCATTTTTTGTCGATTTGGGGAATTGATATGTCTGATGACTCCATCCATGAGAACACTGCGGCACCGACTGATGAGTGGAAGCACCATGCCACGTGCCAGTGCATGAAACGTTCCGACTCGCAACCGCAGCGTTTTTAAGCCGATCACCACAACGCGTCCCAACAATCTGCACTTTTTTCATTTTTTTTGGAAAAACCTACCTCAAATTATGGGGGGTATCGGCAATTAGTAATGTAGCCACGCCACAAAAGGCTCAGGGGAAATCATGACCGACTCACTTGAAAACACCATCGAAGAAAACGCTGCCGCACCGGCTGAGGTGTCAGTCGACGGCCAGCACGTCAAGCAGCATCCGCTCAAGGATCAGATCGCAGTGGATCGTTACCTGGCGTCAAAGAAGGCTGCCCAATCCAAAGGACTGGGTGTGAAGATTTTCAAGATTAATCCCGGAGGCACGGTTTGATGCATCTGTTTGACCCCGGGAAGTTTTTCCGGAAACAATCTGAATCCAAACCGCAGGTGCAACGCCAACAGCCGATGGCCAACGTGGTGCGGGCGCGTTACGACGCGGCGCAGACGACTGCTGAAAACGCACGCCACTGGGCAATGGCTGATGCGATGTCGGCTGACTGTGCAGCATCGGCAGATATTCGCAAGAAGCTGCGTGAACGGGCTCGTTACGAAGTGGCCAACAACAGCTATGCCAAGGGCATTGTGCTGACCATGGCCAACGACTGCATCGGCACGGGGCCACGTCTGCAACTACTCACTTCCAATGACAATCTCAACCGCCAGATCGAAGATGCTTTCGCCCAATGGAGTAAGGCGGTCAGCCTGGCCTCCAAGCTCCGCACCATGCGCATGGCCAAGAGCACGGATGGTGAAGCGTTTGGTGTTTTGAGCTTCAACCCCAGCATCGATTCGCCTGTTGCGATGGACCTCCAACTGATCGAAGCCGATCGCATCACTTCCCCGTCGACTGTCATGCTGCCAACCCGTAACGATGTGGACGGGGTGATTCTTGACTCATTTGGCAACCCGCAGTTTTACTCGATTCTCCGTCAGCATCCCGGTGGCCTGGGCAATTACTCCACGTGGATGTCGCAATATGACGAGGTGCCAGCCAGTTCTGTGATTCACTGGTATCGTGCAGATCGCCCCGAGCAACATCGCGGGATTCCGGAGATCACACCGGCGCTGCCATTGTTTGCTCAACTGCGTCGTTACACGCTGGCCGTCATCGCTGCTGCGGAAACCGCTGCCGACTTTGCCGCCGTGCTGTACACCGATTCACCAGCCAACGGGGAAGCCCAGGCACTTGATCCCATGGACATCGTGTCCTTGGAAAAACGCATGGCCACGGTATTGCCTGACGGTTGGCGACTGGGGCAGATCGATTCGCAGCAACCCACCACCACCTACGCGGAGTTTAAGCGCGAGATTCTCAACGAAATCGCGCGCTGTTTGAACCTCCCATATAACATCGCCGCCTGTAATTCGTCGGGCTACAACTATGCATCAGGAAGATTAGACCATCAGACCTATTACAAATCCATCCGCGTGGAGCAGATGCATCTTGCGGAAATCGTGCTGGATCAGATTTTCAGTGCATGGATACGTGAAGCCATGCTCACGCCGGAACTTTCCATACTGCGTACTGTGCGCAGTATGCCCACCTTGTCGGGACGTCCTATGCCACTTGTAAGAGGCTGGTTTTTCGACGGGACCGAGCATGTTGATCCGGCCAAGGAAGCCAATGCTCAGGCCAAACGTTTAGGTAGTCACACCACCACACTGGCCGCTGAATACGCCCGTCAGGGTAAGGATTGGGAAACCGAGCTTCGCCAGCGTGCCAAGGAAACCCGACTCATGCAAACACTGGGGCTGACCGTTTCGGAGAGTCAGCCTGCTACACCTTCTTCATCTTCATCTTCTTCATCCACACAGGAGCCTTCTGCCAATGCCGATGACACAGTCGCCAACCCAACAACTGCCTGACCAACTTTCGTTCACCTGCCCGCTGACCATTGAAGCCGCCAGCGAGAAAACTGCTTCCGGGGGCATCCCTCAGTTTCGGATGGTGGCCTACACCGGTGGCCTGATGCGAATCGAAGGCTTCCCGCATCCTGTCGTGGTGGACCTCGAAGGTTTAGGCATTGACCGCCAGGACATCCCCGTTCGCCTGGATCACAATTCGCGTCAGGGCGTCGGCCACACGCAACGTGTCGCCGTCGAAAACGGATCATTGGTGGCCGAGGGACTCGTCAGCCGTGACACCAGTTGGGCACGTGACGTGATTCGCAGTGGCCAGAACGGTTTTCCCTGGCAGGCGAGCATCGGTGCTGCCGTCATCGATGCCCAGTTCATTCCCAATGGCCAAAACGTCACCGTCAATGGCCGCACCTTCGACGGCCCGATCCACGTCGTTCGTAAAGCAACCCTCAAAGAAATCTCATTCGTTGATAACGGGGCAGACTCGTCTACGTCTGCCCGCATCGCAGCCAACAGCAAGGAGCAATCATCTATGCCACATGCCCCCGGAACCCAAGTCACCCCCGGAAGTCAAACCACCATTACCCATGAGCAGCTTACCGCCACCGTCGCCCCCGCGTCGGCCACACCTTCGACCGTCGAAACCACGACGCCGCCCACGCCGCCCGTACGTCCTACCACCCTCGCCGCGCGTGCAACGCAACCCCCGGAAGTTTCGGATGCCCCGCGTCAGGACGCCCTGGACCATCAGAACCCCATGATGCAGATACGCAAACAGATGGCTGAAGAAACCCGGCGTATCCAAGCGATCCGCTCGATCTGTGATGGCAAACTTCCGGCCGTCGAAGCCCAGGCCATCGAGGAAGGTTGGGATGTGACCAAGACCGAACTGCATGTCCTGCGTGCGTCGCGCCCGCAGGTGCCCATGGCGATGCAAAGTTCGGGTGCCCAACGTCCCAACAACCCGCAGGTGTTTGAAGCTGTCGCGCTGATGGCCAGCGGCTTGCCCAGCAATCGGGTGCAGGCACTGTATGCTGAACCCATCCTCGAAGCTGCTGACAAACTCCGGGGGATCGGCGTGCAGGAGTTCTGTGAGATGGCGTCCGGCCAGCAGTTGCCCCGCTTCCGCAGGGATGCCACCGGCTGGTTGCAGGCAGCCTTCAGTACTGCCAGTCTTCCGGGGGTGCTGAGCAACATCGCCAACAAGATGCTGCTTGAGGGCTACAACTATGTCGAGGATGCCTGGCGTCGCATCGCCAAGATTGCCAGCGTCAACGACTTCAAGGAACACACGCGTTACCGCATGACCGGCTCGTTCAAGTTCCAGCAGGTCGGCCCCGATGGCGAGATCAAGCACGGCCAGCTTGATGAGCAGCAGTTCGGGCAAAAGGCTGACACCCATGGCATCATGTTCGCCCTCACTCGCCAGATGATCATCAACGATGACCTGGGTGCGTTCACCGACATCCCGCGTCAGATCGGTATGGGCGCGGCTGAAGCGATTGCAGAAGCGGTGTGGGCCTTGTGGTTAAGTAACCCCAATCAGTCCGACGGCAAGGCATTCTTTCATGCCGATCACAACAACTACAGTGAGGGAGCCGACACCGCTCTGTCTATCGATGGCCTCACTGCAGCGGAAATCCTCTTTGCCCAGCAGGTCAAGCCCAATGGCAAGCCCCTTGGCATCATGCCTTCGTTGCTGCTGGTGCCGCCTGGCCTCAAGGTGGCCGCCGAGATGCTGATGAAAAGCCTGCAACTCAATGAGACCACCACGGCCAACAAGCCCAAGCCATCGACGAATCCGCATGCGGGCAAGTTCGACGTCGTGTCCAGCGTCTACCTCTCCAACACCAGTTTCAGCAACGCCTCCAACAAGGCATGGTATCTGCTGGCTGATCCGAATCGTTTGTCTGCCATTGAGGTGGCGTTCCTCAATGGTGTGGATCGTCCGACTGTCGAGAAAACCGACGCAGATTTTTCAACGCTCGGCGTGCAATTTAGGGGCTTTATCGATTTCGGCGTGCGTGAACAGGACCATCGCGGTGCTGTGAAACTCAAGGGGGAGGCGTAATTCCACCCAAAGTATCCGTAGTTTTTCCCTTGAAAACAAGCTGTTTTTGAACTTTTTCTCTCACAGGAGCATTTCTTACATGATCTCAACATACATTCACAAAGGTGACAGCATCGACTACACCCCAGCCGCTGACGTGGCCGCAGGCACGGTGGTTGTTCAGGGCGACCTGGTGGGCATCGCAAAACTCGACATTCCGGCTGACACCCTCGGCAGTCTGTCGGTGACCGGCATCTACGATGTGCCCAAGATCGGCGGACCAGGCATGGCCATCACCACCGGCACCAAGCTCTACTGGGACTCGGCCAACAAATACGCGACGACCATCGAAATCGAAGGCAAGTACATGGGCAAAGCTGTGGCCGATGCTGGTGATAACGACGCCACCGTCCGCGTGAAATTGACCGCTTAACTTCCGGCCCCCGGAAAGAAAGACAGCATGGCCAGAGACTACATGAAAGAAGGCATGCAGTGGCTCGCCAGGGTTCGGGCAGGATGGTGTACGCAGGAAGTTGCCTACAAACAAGGCGAATCTTCGTACACCGTCCATGCCTCCCCGGGCATCAGCAGGTACGAAAAATCCTCCGTCGGTGGTGTAACCATCGAGTCGAGTATGTGGGATTTTTTGATCAACGCTGATGACTTCCCTGCGGAGTTTGAACCGACACCCGGAGACGTCCTGACGATGGCTGACAAGCAATACGAGATCACCAACTTTGGTGACGACGGCTGCTACCGCGACTGCGATCCGTACCACACAACGCTTCGTATTCACACACGTTTACTGGGAGACGCAAGTACATGAATCAGTGTGCACAGAATGACAATGGCATGTGCAAGCAGTTGGAGCAACTGCACGAAAAGCTCGACCGGCTCGATCATGCCATCCGTGGCAACGGTGAACCGGGCATCAACATTCGTCTGGATCGCTTGGAACAGAACGCGATGCGCCATGCCCGATGGATGTGGCTCATCGCGGGTGCCGGGGTGACCAGCATGGTGAATATTCTTTTCAGTTTACTTCGTGGGTAAAGGGGGAATCATGAAAATGCTCATTGATCTGGCTGATGCCGTGACATTGCAACTTAATCAGTCATGGATTGTCACGAATGCCAAACGACAGGTGTTACCGATCCACGATCTGGCCCAGCTAAGGGAACTGACCATCAGCGTTGTCCCGCGAGGTGTCCAGATTCAAAGTATCACACGAAAACTCAGCCAGTACGACTGTCAGGTGGACATCGGCATCCAGCAAAAACTCACGGTGACGCAAGATCAAATCGACACTGCCGTTGCTGGTTTGTGCCAGTTGGTGCAGCAAATTGCGGAGTATCTGCAACGCCAACCATTAACCGAGATGCCGTATGCGATCTGGATCAAGATTGAGAACGAGCCCGTGTATGACGCATCGCATCTTGCCCAACAGCGGGTGTTCACATCGGTGCTGACGTTGACGTACAGGATTACCAAGTGAGGTATGGATGCTGCGTGTTCGTTTCAAACCAAACGATGGACTGAATCGGAAGTTGCTCCGGCAGAAAATGGCCCAGGCAAGTTTCCAAAGCCTGGGTCATGCCGGGGCGGCGATCCGGTTGACAGCAAGGCGAAGCATTCGACGCAGTAAACGCTACGCACCACCCGGATCGCCACCGCATACGCGGCTCGGCCAACTGCGGCGTGCCATCGTCTATGCCCGGGAAGGCAGCGACCGTGTACTGATCGGCCCAGGATTCGCCCACGTTGGCCCGTCGGCCATGGCACATGAGTTTGGTGGCCGCTTCCGCAAATCCAATTACCGTGCCAGGCCATTCATGGGTCCAGCCTTAAGTAAAAACCTACCGCGTCTGCCTCGGTTCTGGGCAGGCTCGATTCGATAAACCACACAAATACCCCATAAAACAAGGAGAAAACTATGTCCATCCGTTTAGGGATGCAGGCCAAGCTGTACCACGGCGCGGCAGGCGCAACCGCAACCACCGAGTTGAGCAACGTCAAGGACGTCACACTCAACCTGGAAACCGGCGAATCCGACGTGACGACGCGAGCCAGCAATGGTTGGCGTGCGACCATCGCCACGCTCAAGAATGGCAGCGTTGAATTCACTTTAATCTGGGATACCGAGGACGCAGGCTTCACCGCGATCAAAAATGCCTACTTCAACAACACGGCCATTGCATTGGCCGTGCTCGATGGTGAAGGTGGCAGCGGTCTTGACGCTGACTTCTCGGTCACCAACTTCACACGCAACGAGCCGCTCGAAGAAGCCATCACCGTCAACGTCACCGTCAAACCAACGTATGTCAGTCGCGCGCCCACTTGGGTGGATGGAGGTGGCAGCTAATGCATACCTTTAATGACCAATCAACCTCCGGAAATTCCGGGGGCCGTGTCTGGACCGTGCAGATCACCGTCGCCACCATCAAGCGTGTCCAGGCATTGTGCAATGTCAATCTGTTGGATGTGTTGGACAGCAAGTCCCACCTGCTGGAAAAACTCTCCACCGATCCGATTCTGCTCTGCGATGTGTTGTATGCCATCTGCCAACAGCAAGCCCAATCGGCCAACATCAGCGATGAGCAGTTCGGCCAGGCACTGGCAGGTGACGTCATTGATCATGCCACCACGGCACTGCTCCAGGAGTTGGCAGATTTTTTCCCCGCAGCGAAGCGGCAGGTGCTCAAGAAAGCACTAAGCAAGCTTCGCGAGGTGGAAGAAAAAGCGCTTCAAATCGCCAACGCCCAACTGGACAGTCCCGAACTGCAACAGCAACTCGAACACCTGCTGCAACCTGTAAAGACATGATCTGGCAATTGGCTGGCATCCTCGGCGTCCACCCCGATCCGTTCACACTGCGTGAACTCTACGAGATGACTCAAAGCCGACAGAAGCAGGATTGGTTACACACATCGAACCTGATGGCCTTGCTTGCCAACCTGCTGACCTTCAATCGTTCCCACACGTTCAAGGCAGCGGACTTTGATCCGTTTGCCCAAAGCCAGACATCGTCCGTGATCCCGTTGGACACCGAAGATGCCATGGCCTTGCTCAAGAAAACCTTTATCCCTTCAAGGAAAAAACAACAATGAAAACCAACCACCTGATCTTCCTGTTCATCCTCACGTTTGTTGTCCTGGGCCTGCTGAGTTTTGCGGGCTGTGATATGGGCGACATGATTCACGTCAAGACACCCAACACGATTCAGCAGCAGACGGGTTTGGCCAGCACCATCACGCTCAATGAAGCCGAAAGCGAATACCAACTCTGGTATCAGCACATGCAAACCGCAGGCAGTCAGTGGAAGTCCAACATCGAACATGCCAACGAGATCCGCAACATGATCAATCAACTCTCACTGTCCGCGCTGGATCAGGTAGGCCCGACGGTAGCCGGTGTCCCCATGCTCGGCCCGCTGCTGCCTGCGGCTTCGGGTTTACTCGGCCTGTTCCTGGGTGCAAGCAAACTCCGCAAGGAAAAAGAAGACTCCTTCAACAAGGGCCTGGACGAAGGTCGCAAGACCACAACCGTGTCGAGTGGAATCGTGGCCACCGCTTAAGACATTTTTTTACCACAGATGAACACAGATAAACACAGATCAAGACAAATGATTTTTGATGTGTTGCTGTGGCAAGTGGCTTGATTCTTATCTGTGTTCATCTGTGTGTATCTGTGGTTAATTGTTTTTGCCGATTTTTAAGGGGTTTTTTGATGTCGCCAGGTATCGCCAATAGTCGGAACATTCGTGCTGGGGCTGCGTACATTGAGTTGACCACGCAGGACAGCAAGCTCGTGCGTGGACTCGACAAAGCTCAGAAGCGCGTCAAAGCCTTCGGCAAGTCTGTGGGCGAGATCGGCAAGCGACTGACTGCTGTGTCTGCCGTGGCGGCGGTGCCTCTGCTATCCGGCCTGAAAATCTATGCGGATTTTCAGCAGCAGATGGCTACCGTCGCCACCATGCTCTCGGACGCAGATAGCACGAAATACATGGACAGTTTCACCAAAGGTATCCGCAAGATGGCGGTGAGTTTTGGTGAATCCACCGAAGCCTTGTCCGGTGGTTTGTATGACATTCTTTCAGCGTCGATTGCTCCGGCCAAGGCGTTAGATGTGTTGGGCGTTGCGGCCATGTCTGCCAAAGCCGGGCTCACGGACACGCGCACCGCAGCCGATGCCATCACCACCGTGCTTAACAGCTATGGCCTGGCAGCCGAACAAGCTGGTGATGTGTCCGATTGGCTGTTTGGCATCGTGCAGCGCGGCAAAACGACGTTTGCCGAACTGGCACCACAGATCGGTATGGTCGCCTCGACGGCTGCCAGTGCGGGATTACCACTGGATGAATTGGGCGCGATGATCGCCACGCTGACGCGCAACGGCCTGCGTACCACTACGGCCATCGATTCGGTGAATGGTATTCTCCGCAGCTTCCTCAAGCCCAGCGCCGAAGCTACCGCTCTGGCCAAACAACTTGGCTTTGAAATGAACACCACGACGCTTAAGACCGAGGGCTTGCATGGCGTCATGGAAAAACTTGCCAAGCTCCCACCCGATGTGCTGGCCAAACTGTTCCCCGATTCGGCTGCCCTGCGTGGTATCGTCCCGGCACTGAACAACCTCAAGGGGTTTGAATCCGACCTGGATGCCATGCAAAGTCGCGCGGGTCTGGCTGACAAAGCCTATGCCAAGCTCAGCAAAACGCTCACCCATGCGTTCAATCGCATCAAGCAGGCTGGCATCATCACGCTGGGCATCATGGGCGAAGCACTCAGTGAACCCGTGGCCAAGGCGGCAGCCATTGTCTCGCAATATGCGGGTGTGGTGATCGATCTGCTCAGTAAGAACCAATCTCTTGTGCGCTCGGCCGCACTGGTGATTGCGGGGATCGCTGCTGTCGGTGTGATCCTGATGTCCACCGGTGTCGCCGCACAGGCGGTGGCGTTTATCTTCGGCGGCTTGTCAGGCATCATCACCGGCAGTATCGGTGTGATCGGCACATTACTCACGGTATTGGGTGCATTGCTCTCTCCGATGGGCCTGGTGATCGTTGCGGCGGCAGGCATCGGCATTGCCATTTTGAGCATGACGGACATTGCCAGTAAGACACTCAACTGGTTAAGTGATCGCTTCAATGATCTCAAGGATCGTGCCATGGTGGCTTGGCAGGGAATTCGTGACGCCTTGGCTTCCGGCGACATGAGCATGGCTGCCAAGGTTCTGTGGCAAGCGATGAAAGTCGAGTGGCAACGCGGTATCTACCAGGTGGAATCGCTGTGGTACAGCTTCAAGTACACCATCGTCAATGTTGCAAGCCAAACCTTCTATAAGGTGACCAAGGTGTTGGTCGATGCCTGGCACGGCTTGCGAATCTTATGGGTTCAAACCACAACGTTCCTCTCCGATGCATGGACGACGATGACCGCAGGATTGCAGTCGGCATTCCGTTCGGCCCAACTCAAGGTTGAGGAAGGCATGCATCATCTCATCGGCCTGTTCGACAAGGACTACAACGTCGATATGGCCATCAACATCGCCCGCACCAATGCCAATGCGGATAAGGCAAACATCACCAGGCAACGCGATGCAGCACTGGCCCAGAACAAACAACAGTACGATTCGGATCTGGCACGCATCGATCACGAACGCCAAACGCAGCAAAACCTCATTGATCAGGAACAAGCAACAGGTAACAAGAGTCGCCAGACGCAGTATGAAAAACAGATGGCCACGGCACTGGACGATCTGGAAATGACGCGGGCTGAATACCAACAGTTACTTCAGCAGGCTGCTCAAGCGAAGCCCCCGGAAGCTAATCAATCCGCTGATCAACCCGCATCGCCCGACAATCTGATCGACACCCTCAAGAAAAAACTCGCTGAACTCGGTGGACAGATCGGATCATTGAGCCCCAACCAACAAGCACGCGGCACGTTCAATTCCGCTGCATTGCAGGGCCTGATGACGAACCAATCCATCGCGCAACGTACCGCCAATGCCACTGAGGAAACCGCCCGTCACGTCAAGCGTCTGCTCAACGAAGTGCAGAATGGTGGCGGTGGTTCATCATTGTCCTTCTCGTAACCCCCGGAACCGGAAGCCCCGGAAGCCCCGGAAGCCCCGGAACCCCCGGAACCCCCGGAAATTGGAACCACACCATGCCCATTACCGTTGCAGAAAAATATGACAGTCGCCAAAGCACCACGGGCAGTAACGCCCAAGTGACATTGACATACATTGCCAGTGGCAGTGACGATGATCTTGCGATCAAAGCTGCTGTCGAGAGTTTTGCACCTGAAACCTATGACGGCCTGCCCAGACAATCCGTGCAGATCGAACCGATCAGCGAAGAGTATTGGGATGCCAGTGTGCGATACGCCGATGCTTCTTCATCGTCTTCAACTTCCGGGGGCGGGGGGCCTGAGCCTGGTAGTGGCGAGTACACGTATAGCTTCGACACCATGGGTGGCACACAACACATTACCCAATCGTTGGAGACCGTGGGTTCATATGCGGATTCGTCGATTCCGTCCGCGCCAGACTTCAACGGTGCGATTGGCGTGTCCAACACCAATGGTAATTCCGAGGTGCAGGGCGTGGACATCACGGTGCCGATCTACAACTTCAGCGAGACGCACTACCTCACCACCGAGCAGGTGACGCCCGAATACAAGGGCACGCTCTTCCAACTCACAGGCAAGGTCAACAACGCTGCGTTCCGTGGGCTGGCGGCCGGTGAGTGCTTGTTTCTTGGCGCGTCCGGCACGTTGCACGGCACCGAGACTGATACAGGTACGTCAGGTGACTGGGAAATCACGTATCGCTTTGCTGCCTCACCCAACAAAACCGGCATCACCATCGGCAGCATCACCGGCATTGCCAAGAAAGGTTGGGAGTACCTGTGGGTGCGCTACGCGGATGTTGAGGACCTGGATGCCATTGCCATGATCAAGCGCCCCGTCGCCGCCTACGTGGAGAAAGTCTACGACGATGCCGACTTCAGCCTGTTGGACATCGGCACTTGATGAACCCCCGCCCCCGCCCTCGGAGCACTCAACCATGACCATGATGAAAAAAGTCAGTACCGGCGATCCCTTGATCATCCCGGCCAACACATACAACGCGTTCATCGATGCGGCAACGGACTACCAGCAACGCATCAAACCACGCCAGAAACTTGCCCAGCAATTCCAACGGCCACTCTCACAACTTCCGGGGGGTGTGGTGTGGGTTCGTAATGATTCGTCCATCGATTGCTGGCGGTATTTTGTGCTGGGTTTGGATGGGCCGATCCATGAGCCGCAGACGATCATCGACACTGAGGGCAGCTTTGTGGATCAGGTGATCTTCAGCGGTGTCTTTCCCGACACACAAGCCCATGGCATGACGGACATGCACGCGATTGTGCTTGAACCCATCCTGGCAGGTGGCATCGGACGTGCGATGATTCAAGGTATCTGTCAGGTGCGCTTGGTGATGACGGATGAGACGCATCAGTTCGCCCAGGCCACAGCAGGCTTCCCCGCCTTCATGATGTCATCAGCCACAGGCAGCACACAGATTCTCTGGCGACAACCTGATGTGCCGTTGGAAGAACCATGCTGGGCAATTGTCCGCATGGGTGTGCCCAGTGTCGTCAACACAACCACCATGATGCCCTGCAAAGTCTGGCAGG